GGCAAACTTAGCATTAGGATCTACTTTTCTTTTAATAAAAGCTAGAGACCTAGTTCCATATTTTGCGCCTACAGACCTACCGTGAACTTGTTTGCCATTTATAATTAATGAACCAGATGCATCTTTAGCTTTACCAACATAAATCCAATTGCCGCCCTGATAAATTCCGCCAATATGATTTTGATTTAAGTCCGAGTAGCTAACTACCAACTTAACTCCAGGATTCTGTTTTTTTAACATTTTAAGGCCTATTGAAACCATTCTTGTTACTGTTTCTTTATGTTTTGTTAATGCTATTCTGGTTAGTTCGCATATTTCAGTTTGATCTAATCCGTATGGACTTCCAATTTCACAAGTAGCGCCTCTGGAAAAGATAATAACTCCTGTAAATTTATTATCTTCCCAAACGCCAATCTTTACTGTTTTACCTGCAGGCATACACTTAGAATAATGCCAATTCTCACAAGCATACTTAGCAGCTTCATGTGTGCACCAATCAATTTTAAGTGTTGGCTTTGTTTTTAGCGTGGTCAAAAATATCTCCGCAACATGGACATTTAGTCATTTGTTTTTCGTCTAATTTTCCTTGATCATCAATAGAGCCCGGCTCAAATGATTTTTCCGCAAGATCCAAAGTAAAGTTATGAATACCAAGCATGTCGATATTGAAACTATCATTCAGAAACTCTAGATCCTTTTTAATTGAATCAATGTCTAAATCAGCCCATAGAGCTATCGCATTGTCAGATTGAATAAAAGCATATTCTTGCTCAGCGCTTTCAAACTCTTGAAACACAACTGGCATCTCTGCAACGCCAGCTCTAATCGCGGCAAGCTTCCTGCCATGGCCAGCAACTATAAACCCAGAGAGTCGAGAGACAATGATTGGATGTCTTATGCCTTGATATTTATAGATTTCAGCGAGGCGCTCAATCTGATCTTGACCATGTTTGTTGCGATTTTTCGGATTGTCTTTGAGCTCAATAGGATCGATTAGAGCGTCATAGAGACACATGATTTTAACGTCTTTCATAGCCATTTTAACCTCTTTTGCAAAAATTATAGAGCATATGTATCATATTGAGAATATATATATATTTATATGTACTTTTGCGTCATAATATTATATTATTATTATAACGACAAACGAAAGGATATAAGATGCAAGTCATAATTCAAGATGTAGATTTATATGGACATTTAGGACGAAATTTTCACCCAAAAACATCCGATATAGGATTAGAAGGAAGAGTAACAGAAATTTTTGTTGAAACCAACAACTGCACTTTTAAAATAAAACAATTAGATCGTAAAGCAGTCGAGAGTTTATTTTCCGAATACACGATATATTATACTGTACATATGTTTGATGGCAGAATTTTGCAATTATTAGACGAAGAAGTTGAAATAATTCCTGCACAATTTATAAATAGCGAGGACGAAAATGAAATATCAATCTAACCTTTTAAAAATGACAATTCATCCGATGCATTCGAAGTTCTTCCAAAAACTAAACGACGAAGAGCTGGCCGCTGTAACTGCTTTCATAAACATCAACGAAGAACTAACCGACGACGAGTATGCATTCATATGCAATCGATGGTATCTCGATCAGCCGAAGCCGAAACATTACTCTGATATGTGGGCGATAGTTTCACAAGTGAGGAAAATATGAAACGTATTGAAGTCCCGCCAAGTAAAATAGGAGCCCCAGAACGTGGAGCGATTATGTTGCCACTGAGAGGACCATTTGTAATTTTATCTCAAGACATAACGGTTGATTTAACATCGTCATGGTCTAAGTTTTGCGAAGATAATAAATCGTGGAGCACTGAGACATTCACTTTGATTTTAGGCACGACAATATATCAACAAGACAGACAAGGCGGCATAGCTGTTGCGGGGTATTTACATGACACGTCGGATTGATCAAAAAATTAAAACAAACAAGAAGACACTCGAAAGCTATCTGACGTCAAAGCCAGATGAGCATTTAATTTCTTTTAAATTATCAGTTGAATTGCATAAGCAGGTTAAAGCAAAGTTAAAGGCGCGTCGCTTAACAATGAAGCAACTTTTAAACGGAGCCGTCCTTGCATTCCTTTCCGAAGACAAAGAGAGTCGAAAATAAGCAGCTCTTAGCGCAAGCCAAACGCTCTCGTTGCGTCGCTTGTGGCCGGGTTGGTTCTGACCCTCATCACATTCAAAGTCGCGGCGCTGGCGGTCCAGACGCTTCATACAACATATTGTATCTATGCCGACAACATCACACCGAAGTCCATCAAATTGGATATCGAAAAATGTGCGACAAATATCTACAAGTCGAACTCGTCTTGATATCAAAAGGCTGGCATTTCGACGAATTCCACAAACTAATCCACACGGGAGTTGAAACATGATCAAAAGAGGATCACTCGAGTATTATGCAGACTTATTAAGCAAAGCAAAGTTGAACAGCGACGATTTGTCTAAAAAGAAGATGCTGCTTTATCGCGCTAAAATCTTGGCGAATGTGAAACGCTACCAGTTTGTACAAAAGGAAACCGGCGTGCCTTGGCAGTTGATCGCAGCGATCCACGGGCTCGAGGCTAGCTTTGGTTTCGGCGCTTGTTTCGCAAACGGTGATCCACTCAATAAAGTGACTACACACGTACCAAAAGGTCGCGGTCCATTTCTAACTTGGGAAGCGTCGGCAATAGATGAACTAAAAAGACATCACACTGACGCAATAGATCATTGGACTATTCCGCTTTGTTTGCAGTTTGCGGAGCGTTGGAATGGTTTGGGCGTTCTTAATAAGCATCCCGGTTTCTACTCAGCATATTTGTGGTCGTTCACAAATCTTTATAAAGGCGGAAAGTACGTTGCAGATGGCGTTTGGGATGCGAAAGCAATAAGCAAACAAGTCGGCGTCGCTGCTGTGTTGTTAGATTTTAAAGCTAATAACGCGCTCGAAATACCTATGACTTTAATGTATACTATTCTGAAACTGTGTACTATTTATATTGGCAAGTTTAAAAAAGAAAAGGCCGCAATCGAGTCACGGCCTAAACTTATAAGAATGCAAGATACATTTCTTATAAGCGAGCGGCCGCACTTACGCAACTTCTTTTTTCATCCTACTCGATGCAAGACCTAACAGAGTATAAACTAGGATTCGGTTTTTATATTAGTGACAAGCTAACCCGTTGGAATTGCCACAGCAACAAACATGGGTTTACAGACGAATCAATCCTGCTGCTGTGTTGGGATGATTCAGAGAAATCAGCACGTCTGAGCGATTAATATAGGAGTCAGTGTCACAAATATATCACACATGATGTGTTGTATTTTTGAAGACAAGCAAGGTGAAAACTATTGCTTAAGCATTCACAACGTAGGAAGCCCTTGCGTGAGAATTAGGCCGCTCACGAACAACATGCATCGAACCCTGAAGGCATTGTTAGGCTACGAATGAATGATACACGACTGCTGCTTTCCCCGTACTGAAGGGGAGGGGAGAGAATGGCCTTCTATTGTCTTTAGTCTAGAGTTAGAATTTTAATTGATTGGGACCTCGAACTTTGTTGCAATGAAACTCAACAAGAGAGAGGTTCCAAATGCTTAATTCAATATTGAAATATATCGCCGACGCTATTAAATCCATATTTTCGGCAAAGCCTGCCGAAATTTCACCTATCCCGCCGAACCCCATTCAACAAGTACCTGACGTCGGCATAGTTGCACCGGAACCTCTCTCGCCTAAACCAGAGGTTAAAATGATGGACTTAGTCGATGCAATCAAATTGTGTGTCAAAAAATATGAAGGTGTGCGCGAAACTAACGGAAAAAATCGCTCACCAGTGATTGATAAAATAATCACAAGCCACGGCGGCGGGCTCGGCTCTGCTTATTGTGCTTATGGTGCATGTCAAATTGTTGACGATCTTGTGGCTCTGTATTTATCGAAAGGTCACAAAGTGTCATTCGACATCTACAAAACAGGCAGCTCACAAACTATGTGGGCAAAAGCGAAAGACGCCTATAAACTTGGAAAACCTAAAGCTGGTTCGATTGTTATTTGGAAACATATGAATGGCAACTGGACCGGACACGTCGGCATTTGTTTGAGTGATCTTGAAGGCGGCGGTTTTAAAACTTTCGAATTCAACACATCACCTGACAATCATTCTGTAGTTCGCGACGGCGAAGGTGCATATTACAAAACACGTCCTTTCAAAGATGTTGGCGACATGCACATTCTAGGTTTCATCGATCTACAAAAAGCAATGAAAGTATTATGACAGAAAAAGAAATCGAACACGGCATTCTGCATTTTTTGAACGCATTCCTTGGAGTGCGCGCATACAAGATTCAAACGACAGGCGTCTACGATGCGAATCGTGGATGCTTCCGCAAACGTGGAAAGTATGTGCGCAAGGGAATGAGTGATATAATTGGAATTGTTGAAGGTCGATTTTTAGCGATTGAAGTAAAGTCAGCGACCGGCGTTCTGTCTCCCGATCAGAAATCATTTATCTTAGATGTTAACGAGTCCGGCGGCATTGCATTTGTCGCCCGTAGTATTCAAGACGTGGTCACTAACTTGACCAAGTTCTTTCCTGAAAACAAAGCGCTCCGCGAACTAGCGAAGCGTCACAATATACCTGAAAAATTTATTGAACAGTAGACTTTGAGTTGACCTGTTTATCAATCGTGTTGACTGTGCGATCCCAACTAGATATTTGAGCATCACACTTGCCTGATTGTTTACATACTTTAATAATAAAGGCTTTGATTTCGACCCATGAGCTGGCAGGTATTAGCAACATTTGTGGTCGTTGCTCCCAATATGTTTTATTTTCGAACTTGTTAACGTCGTCAATATAGAACTCCTCACTCGTCACCGTGTTAACACAATACGCTTTTGACGGAGTTATCTCGGTGCATATCGGTATTCTAGGTACTTTTATCGCACAACCAGACATAAAAAAACATAAGACTAAAAATTTGTACATGCAAACTCTCCCCATAGTGATTTTGCTTTTTCATCGTATGCTTTGGCTGCATCTTTAGGATCTGCAAAATATCCAATATGAATAAGTTTACCCATATAATTAACGTGTGCGATATATCTTTTGTGTTTTTTGTGAAAACTAACACCCTTATAAACACATGAAGGATTCTTTTTAAATTTTCCTACGTTCGCCATATTTTGCGAAGTGGTTGTAGGCCTTAAGTTTTCTATTCTGTTATCACTTTTAATTCTGTTTATATGATCTATGTACTTTGGAAGTGTTTCATGATGCCATAACCAAATCATTCTATGATATGCTATCGATACATTTTTTATTGATAATCTTAAATATCCGTCATATGCGACAGACCCTTTTAAGATACCAATTTTTCCATTTCTTGATTTTGTTTTAAAAGACAAAAAACCAGTCTCTATATAATCATAGTTATCTTTTAAATACTTG